AGGCCAGAAATCAGCGCGAATACACCGCCCACCACGTAGCCCAATGGCTCATAGACGAGCGCAGTCCCGCGATCAGGCGTCAGTGCTGTTTGAATTGGCCGCGAAGATGGTGCGGATGTCACCTGACCTATCCGCGGTGGTGACGATCCGGGACACTGCAAAACAATTGCTCTGTCCTGAGTTGGGTACGGTGTACCGGGCACTATCCGCGGAGGCTTCTACGGCTTTCGGCTTGTCTCCGGTGTTCACGGTTCACGATGAGCTAGGACAGGTCAAGGGTCCGCGGTCTGATTTGTATGAAGCGTTGGAAACTGCCAGCGCAGCGCAGGACGCCCCGCTGTCTATCGTTATTTCCACGCAGGCTCCGACTGATGCGGACTTGCTGAGCCTGCTGATTGATGACGCGCTGACCGGCGCGGACCCGCGGATCAAGGTTGAACTCTGTACGGCTCCGCTTGATTTGGATCCGTTTAGTGAAGAGGCGATCAGGGCGGCAAATCCGCACTTTGACGACTTCATGAATAAGGAAGAGGTCTACCGGCAGGCGCAGGACGCCAAAAGGTTGCCGAGTCGGGAGTCTTCCTACCGAAATTTGATCCTGAATCAGCGGGTTGAGGCGAGAAATCCCTTTGTATCTCGTGCGATTTGGAATGAAAACGGCGCTGTCCCTGATGAGTTAGAGGGTATGGCGGTCTATGGTGGCCTTGATTTATCAAGCGTCAACGACCTAACTGCTCTCGTTTTGGTGTCAGAAGAGGGCGATGTACACCCTACTTTTTGGCTTCCCGCGGATGGATTGGCCGAAAAGTCACGCACAGACCGCGTGCCGTACGACGTTTGGGCCGCGGATGGCTACCTGAATACGACTCCGGGCCGCGCGATTGAGTACGAGTTCATTGCTGAACACCTCCGCGGCTTGTTTGATCGGTGTGATGTCCGCGCGATTGGCTTTGACCGATACAACATGCGATTCCTTAAACCGTGGCTGGAAAAGGTCGGGTTTACTGAGGAAGAGCTAGAAAAGTTCATTGAGTTTGGACAGGGATTTGTCTCAATGTCCCCGGCGATCCGGGAGCTAGAGGCAAAACTTCTATCGAAGAAATTGAAACACGGTATGCATCCTCTTTTGACGATGTGTGCCGCTAACGCAGTGACTGTCAGCGACCCCGCGGGCAATCGCAAATTTACAAAACAGAAAGCTACCGGACGGATTGACGGAATGGTCGCGCTCGCCGAAGCAATCGGCGTGATGCCGACATCCGTAGCCGTCGAAAAGAGCTTTTGGGAAACCACTTAATTTAGGAAGCGCGTGAGAGAACAAATCCGAACCGCGCTTGCTGCGGCTAAATCATGGCTACCTGACGTCTTAATGATGTCTGGTGCGTCAGGTATCAGCTACGGGGCCGCGCTCGTCTATGAGCCATTGGGCTACGTGGTGGGCGGTGTATTCGCGCTGATTTCTGGCCTGATGCTGGCAAAGGTCGGTAAGTAATGGGGTTCCTCGCCGCTGCTGTCTCTGAGCGGAAGTCATCGGTTTATGACCAGTGGATACAGCTACTTGACTACGGCAACAGGTCGAAAGCCGGTCCTAACGTCAATCTGAATACCGCTTTTCGTGTCTCTGCGGCCTTTGCGTGCATGCGTCACATCGCAAACGGTGTGGCTCAGGTGCCGTTTAAGCTGATGCAGGACTACGAATCGGACGGATTGAACCGCAAAAAGGTTGCCCGCGATCACCCGTTGTACGAGGTTTTCACGGTTCGGCCTAATGCGTGGCAGACATCTTTCGAGTTTCGCGAAACGTTGGCGCTGCATGCGTGCATGGGCAATGCCTACGTGTATCTGAATCGCTATCGTGGCACGATTGCCGAAGCGTTCTGCCTTAATCCGGCGCTCGTTACCGCGAAACAGGAAGACGATTGGTCGATCACATACAAGGTTCGCGGCAAGAACGGCGGCGAACGACCGGTCCCGGCCTCTGACATCTGGCACGTTCGCGGGCCGTCGTGGGATGGCTTCCTCGGGCTGGACACGCTCACCGTTGCGCGCGAAGCGCTTGGTTTGTCGGTTGCCCTTGAGAACAGCCACGCATCGCTACATCAAAACGGCGTTCGACCGTCTGGCGTTTATTCGGTTGACGGCGTTTTAGATGGTCCGCAGCATAAAAAGCTGTCGGACTGGCTGAAATCAGAGGCTGTGACGAACGCGGGCGGCACGATGGTTCTCGACCGTAGCGCTAAGTTCATGAATACGTCAATGACTGGCGTTGATGCGCAGCACAAAGAGACGCGCGATTTACAAATTGAAGAGGTCTGCCGGTTCTTCGGCGTGCTTCCCATCGTCATTGGCTATACCGGCGACACAGCAAGCACCTACGCCAGCGCGGAATCGATGTTCACCGCTGACAGGGTGCAGACGAAAAGCCCGTGGTACGTGCGAATTCAGGAGTCAGCGGACGTTAATTTGCTGACCGCAGAGGAACGGAAGACCGGGTACTACTGGAAGTTTATGACTAACGGCCTGATGCACGCCACATCGAAAGATCGCGCTGAATATCTCGCGCGCGCGCTTGGCTCTGGCGGCGCTCCGGCTTGGATGTCGCAAGACGAGGCCCGTGCCGTCGAAGACATGGACCCGATGGGCGGCGCTGCGGCGAAATTACCCGTTTTGCCTACACAAACACCCGCAAAACCTCAAAAAGAGGAAGCAAACAATGAACCATCTCAAGACATTATCGAAGTCCGATAACGAGATCGTTGTCGGGAACTACATGGTGCTTTTCGGTGGAAAAGACCTCGTCGGCGAATTCTTCACTAAAAACACCCGTTTTGATAGCGGATACACCGATTTGGGCGTTTTGTACGTCGATTTTGAGCACGGCTTAGACCCCGATTCCACGGGTATGGACGACTCCGAAGTGCTCGGGGTTGTTGATTGGAAGTCCGCGAAGACTGATGACACCGGGATTTTCGTTCAACGCGTGCTGAATCGTCGCGCAAAGTACGTCGAAATGCTCGCTGAATTGATTGACGCAGGCGTTGTTGGTAACTCGTCTGAGGCGATTCGCGGCAAAACCATGCGCCAGCGTAGCGGCGAAATCACACAATGGCCGCTGAAGCGCGACACGTTGACCGTAACGCCGATGGAGCCGCGCATGGTCACTCAAAACCTGATCACCGTCGCGAAGTCACTAAGTGAATTTTTCCCGGCGAGCAAATCGCTTGCCGCATTGACTGGCGCATCGCTTCCTGATGAGGCGAAAAGCATCGAGTCAATTCAAACCATACGTGATGCCGAAGCCTATCTGCGCGATGCAGGGCGGTTCAGCAAAACGCAAGCAGCGGCCTTCATTGGCCGCTTCAAGTCCCTAACGGGTCAGAGGGATTCTGACGAATTGGGCGCACTGGTGGCCGCTTTCAAAAACGCGACCTCCGTTCTCTCCAAGTAATCGAAAGGAATCCGAAATGGATCTGTCCGAAATCAAAAGCCTCGTTGAAGCGCAAGGCAAAGCGTGGGACGAGTTCAAGAAAACCAACGACGAGCGTTTGAAAGCGCTGTCCGAAGGTAAGGGTATCGCCGACATTGAGGCGAAGCTCGCCAAGATGGATGCAGTCATCACCGAAACCAGCAAAGAGCTGAAAGAGCAAACGCTCAAATCGCAGCGTCCGACACTGACCGGTGACAAGGCCGATGCAGCCGAAGCCGCGCTCAAATCGTTCAACCTCGCCGCCAAAGCTGCCGCGATGGAGTCTGGTCGCTCATTCGTCGAGTTTACGCATGACCAGTACCAAGAGTACAAGGCTACGTCCGATCGGTACTATCGCAAAGGCATTGAGGCGCTGACCGAAGCCGAGCGCAAGACGGTAAACGTTGGCACGGCTCCGCAAGGTGGTTACCTGACCGGCTACGAAATGGAAGCTGGTATTGACCGCGTCGTTCAGCGTTACAGTTCGATGCGTCAAGTGGCCCGCGTAATCAATGTCGGGGCATCGACGTACAAGAAACTCGTCAAGACTAGTGGCACTTCGGGCGCAACGCGCGGTGGCGAGAACACAACTCCAAGCAACGGCACTTCGCCGACGTGGGTTGAGCTGGAATTCAAGCCGGGTACGTACACTTCTGAGCAACGGATCACCTCTGAAGCGCTGGAAGACGCCACTTTCGATGTCGGTGCTGACCTCGAAAACGAGATGGGCACCGAGTTCGCTGAAATGGAAGGCGCTGACTTCATTTCCGGTACGGGCATCAACGGACCGCGTGGTCTGACCGACTACACCGCTGTAGCGAATGCGTCCTACGCATGGGGCTCTGTTGGTTATGTGGCCTCCGGCCATGCGTCAAGCTGGGCCTCGTCGAATCCATCGGATTACCTGATTGATTTGGTGCACTCGCTGAAGCGTCAGTACCGTGCGGGCGCGTCGTTCATCATGAATGACACGACTCTCGGTTCGATTCGCAAGCTGAAAGACGGTCAAGGCAATTACCTCTGGGGTATGACCCGCGAAACGTTCATGGCTGGTGCGGTTGGCACGTTGCTCGGTTATCCCGTAGTGACTGACGACTTCATGGCCGACATCGGCGCGAATGCGTACCCGATTGCCTTCGGTGACTTCAAACAAGCCTACTACGTGATCGACCGCAAGGGTGTCTCGGTTCTCCGTGATCCCGCTGGCGCGTTCCCACACGTCAAGTTCCTGGCGCGTCGTCGCGTCGGCGGCGGTATCGCGAAGTTCGAAGCCTTGAAGCTCTTCAAGATCGCCACGTCGTAACCAAAAGCGGGCGCTAACCACGCCCGCGCAACCCATTCTCACCAAGGAAAATCATGAAAGATTTGATGAACAAAATCGACGTGAAGCGGGTTCTCTCCCCCGTTTCCGTCGCTGACACGACCGCGCAAGTTGGTCAGATTATCGACCGCAAGGGCTACCACTCGTTGACGTACGTTATTGCGACCGGCTCCATTGCCGATGCTGACGCCACGTTCACGGTGTTGCTCGAAGAGGGCGACGTATCGAACCTGTCCGACGCTGCGGCTGTTGCTGATGCTGACCTCATCGGAACGGAAGTCCTCGCGGCTTTCCAATTCGATGACGACAACGAGTGCCGGAAGCTCGGCTACAAGGGCGCAAAACGCTACACACGTTTGACGATTACGCCTGTTGCCAACGCATCGGCGGCGCTCCTGAGTGCTGTTGCGATTCTCGCCTCACCGGCTGCATCGCCTACCGCTAACCCGCCTGCTTAAACCACAGGCCAAAGCGTGAAGCGCCCTCCTCGTGAGGGCGTTTTGCATTGGGGCTTACCAAAGGATGAACTGAATGCCGATCACCACTCTGGCTAACGCTAAGACGCATCTGCGTGTTACGCATTCGAGTGAGGACTCCCTCATTACGGCGTACTGCGATGCTGCGGAAGCGATGGCAGAGCATTATTGCAATCGGTCGTTTGGTTCGCCCTTGCCGTATGCAGTGACGGCTGCTGTTTATCTGATGGTCGGTGACTTGTACGAAAACAGAGAGACGAAACAGGATAGACAGCTCTACGTCAATGAGGCATGCGCATCGCTACTAAACACCGCTAAAGACTGGTCCCGCTCGTCCGTCGGTCGTCTGCCTGTCGGCGTTTCTCTCGATACCGATCCTCCGATCATCGGGGACGACTGGTCAAGGGTCTGGCGCTGGAAAAATGAAGACGGCACGGCAATTGATATCACCGATTACACGGGCACATTCCAGCTGTACGACGGCGACACGGTTATTCACTCGGGCAGTTTGACTGTCAGTGACGCGGAAGAGGGCGAATTCTCATTCTCGATTGCTGACACGGTGACCGACGATTTCTCGCCGGGCGAATATTGGTATCGGGCGCGCGTCACGTCTCCCACGGGTGAAGTGACAACTATTGACCGTAAGCGAGTCATCCTCCAATGAGTATCGTAGAGGTTGTTCGGCGCACTACTACGACGGTTGAAATCGGGCATCCCGGCGTTCAGGGGCCAGCGGGTACGGGCGGCGGCGGAGGCGGGGCTACTGGTCCCACAGGAGCCACGGGGCCAACTGGTGCCACTGGTCCCACGGGCGCGACAGGTGCCACCGGACCTACCGGATCGACAGGCAGCACAGGACCAACCGGAGCCACGGGAGGTACCGGCGCAGACTCAACTGTTGCCGGACCAACTGGATCAACGGGCGCTACTGGTGCAACGGGTGAGACCGGGCCAACAGGACCGACCGGAGCAACCGGCTCGACAGGGGCAACAGGTGGCACGGGTCCGACCGGCTCGACTGGAGCTACGGGCGCAACCGGGGCTACAGGATCAACAGGCGCGACGGGTCCGGTAGGCGGCACGACCGGCTACCTCCTTCTCAATGACGGCGGCACAGCAACAACCATCGCAGCCGCGGCTATCAACACCAGCACGGGCGCTGTGACATTTGCCGAGACGTTCACGCAAGCGCTCGGTACGATCACCACGAACAAAGCGCTCACCGCTCAGACGGTCACGCTCAATTCGGGTGGCACCACATTCAAGCTGCGCAAGCTGGCGATCACCAATACGGCGAGCGCTGCCGCATCATTGGTCGATGAAGTGTTGGTTGGGGCGTCAACTATCTATTCGCTGTCCCGAACTGGCATTCTTACAGTAGCCGGGCAGATCGAGATGGTTCCAGGCCTTGGAAATTACGGGTTTGCAGTAGGCGGTGGCGGCTATGTAGACGGCTTGCGTATTCAATATGCAAGCTCCCAAATTGTCGGCTTCCACTCTGGGAAGGCCAATTTTGCTTCGAACGTCGTCATCAGTTATTCCAGCACGACAAGCCAGTCGGGAACGCCTGACCTTGGCCGTGCGCGCAACGCTGCGGGTGTGGAGGAAATAAACAGCGGTACGGCGACAGCATCAGGCGGTAGTTTTCGCGACCAGAAACTGCGCAACGCGATACTGACCGGCAGCCTCGCCCTCGGCATCGTCGCCAAGACCG